ATGGGGCAGAGGAAGCCGGGGAAGAGATATTGGCATATCTCACAGAACCGGGACGGATGCCAAAGAAAGCGTGCGTAAATGCACCGTGGATTAACGGAAAGTGTGACGGTATCAATTTACCGTCACGAATGTTTAGCCGGGAAGAGTGCAGAGGGTGTAAGAATTTTAATCCAGGAAGAGAAGAGAGAATAATAAACGAGATTTTAAACGAACACCCGGAAAAGAGAGAAATAAAGCAAGCAATTATAAATCTTTCATGCGGTCAGACGGGGAATAAAAAGATTGAGAGCATGGAAGATACATTGGAGATTATCAACGCCACATTGGGCGGAATGGTAAAAGGCAATGAATTGACCGTGGAGCAGTCGGCAGCAGTATTAACGGTTGCTATGAAAGCATACGAAGTAGGAAAGAAAGCGAGGATAAAAGCATGAGTGCAAAAGCAGATAAAACGGGTTCATGTTCCTTTTGTGGACAGACCAAAATAATACAGGTCCCGGAAGAGTGGGAGCAAGGGCAGATTAACGAAGCGGTAACGTGCGAGTGCGAATGTGAGCAAGCACAAGCATACGCAAAAGCAAAAGAGAGAAAGGACAAGGCAAAGAAAAGAGTAAATGAATTATTTGGCGGCGGTGCAGAAAAGCCCGTTGCGGAAGATGTGGTTAATCTTTTAATTGCAACCGTTGATGCAATCGAGGACAAACACATGAAAGGGATTACTGTTGATGTGGGGCATGGCGTAAAAGCAAAGGTTTCTAAAATGGCGAAAGAAAGTATTAAGGTTGAACGGTCGGAGAATAAAAAGACAACCTACGAAGAATAGCGGATTGGGGGGGGCAGTATTGCAAAGAATTGATGATGATATTAAAGCCACAGTAAAAAAGATTATCCAGGGCAACGAGAAACGCAAACGCCGGATACTTAACGGGAACGCATCAGCATTTGACCGCATGGCTTATAGCGTGATAGATGAAGCCCTTAATAATTCATGCCACAACATAGATAGCGAAGCGGCACGGGAACAGATGCAGAAACAAATATATAAAAGCGTGGTTCATTGTACGCCGTATGAAAGTATTTATGATGTGATGTGTGGCCGCCGTCAATTCTACGATTACCGCAATGAATTTATAACCGCAGTTGCCGAGGGGCTAGGAATGTTGCCAGGCAGCAGGACTAAAAGGAATACCGGATGTAGCAGTACAACGGGGACATAATAGCAAGGCAAAAGAATTTATAATTGGGTTATGGGGTAGCAATACACATAACCCATAAACCATTTACAGAAAGGGCGGTGGGACCGTGAAAGAATATGCAAAGGGCTTTTATAAGTCCGCCGCATGGAAGAGAGCAAGGAAACAAGTAATAACCAGGAGCAACGGATTGTGTGAGCGGTGTAAGGTGAGAGGAATATATAAGCCGGGTTACATTGTGCATCACAAAGAATATATTACGCCGGGCAATATCAGCAATCCAAACATCACATTGAACCTGGACAACCTGGAATATGTTTGTGAGGATTGCCACAACAAAGAACACAAGGCAGTACATACACCAATGCGTTATCAGTATGATGCAAACGGAAATTTATTACCGCCGAAAGAAAATAATAAATCAGACCACACCCCCGGGGTGCAGAATTTGACCCCGGGCAAAAGAACCGAGGGAGTTACTTCAAAAAAACTCTGCAAGGTCGCACGCATATGAGGGGGGTTAATTCATGGCAGAAAACAAAGAGAAGATAGCAGAAAATAAGAAAAAAAGACCGAACAAATTAACAAATGCGAGGATTAAAAAAGAGATAGAATTTTTAGAAAAAATGTTCGTTGGGGTTGATGATGAAAACAAGAAAACACTTATAAATTCGCTGATTGAGGAAGCGGCGTTTTTAAAAGTGGCTTGTTTCCAGGCGAAAGAAGAATTGAAAAAAGAGGGCCTTACAACGGAAACCGTGAACGCATCACAGAAATTTGTAAAAGCACACCCATCAACCCAAATTTATGAGAAATATTCACGCCAATATACCGCAATTATTCACTCACTCATTGAGTATTTACCGCCAAAAGAAAAAGAAAAAGTGGACCGTTTGGCGGCGTTACGGGATGAATAGTTAATGGATAATTGGATTTTTAAATACCATGAAGCAATCCAAAAAAAAGAAGTAATTGTGGGTGTATGGGTGCGGTTGTGTTTTGAGATTTTGACAACCGGGCTATTAAATGGCGAGTGGGAATTTAACGAGAAAAAAGCGAATAAGGCTATAAAATTCATAGAAAATTTTTGCCACCATTCAGAGGGGCGGAGTGACCTTTTACACCTGGAATTGTGGCAAAAGGCTATTGTGTCGGCCATATTTGGAATTATGGACAAAACAACCGGGTATAGGCAGTTTAGAGAGGTTTTTATAATTGTTGCCCGTAAGAACGGTAAAACACTTTTTGCAGCTGCAATAGCAGCATACATGACATACATAGACGGGGAATATGGAGCAAAGGTTTATTTCCTTGCACCGAAGTTAGACCAGGCGGATTTGGTGTATGATGCTTTTTATCAGATTGTACAATCAGATGATGAATTGGACAGTATCACAAAGAAACGCCGGAGTGATATTTATATAAAGGCTTTCAATACGAGCGTAAAAAAGATTGCTTTCAACTCTAAAAAATCGGACGGCTTCAACCCTCAATTGGTAGTCAATGACGAAATGGAAGCATGGCCGGGAGACCAGGGATTAAAGCAATACGAGGTTATGACTTCCGCCCTGGGAGCAAGAAAGCAGCCGTTAATTATATCCATTGCAACAGCCGGATATGTGAATGACGGAATTTTTGATGAATTATTTAAAAGAGCAACGGCATTTTTAAAGGGCAATAGCAAGGAAAAACGGCTTTTGCCTTTTATTTACATGATAGATGATATAAAAAAATGGGATAGCATAGAGGAACTAAAAAAGAGCAACCCAAATTTGGGCGTGTCCGTATCGGTAGAATACTATTTGGAGCAAATAGAGATTGCGAGAAATTCAATCTCAAAAAAGGTTGAGTTTATGACAAAGTTTTGCAACATCAAACAAAATTCAGCCGTGGCATGGTTAGACTATTGGGATGTTATGAATTGTGTACATGAAGATAAACCTTTACGCCTGGAAGATTTTAAAGGGTGCTATTGCGTGGGCGGTATTGACCTATCAAGAACAACGGATTTAACCGCAGCAAGCATTGTAATAAACCGTGACGGAATAAATCATGTATTCACACGGTTTTATATGCCACAAAAGCGGTATGAAGTGGCAATTAACGAGGACAACACACCATATAACATATATAGGGACCGGGGGTTTTTATTCATATCCGGGGAAAACCAGGTGGACTATAAGGATGTTTACAATTGGTTTATCGAACTTGTGAAAGTGTATAAAATAAAACCGCTAAAAATTGGCTATGATAGGTATTCGGCAAATTACCTTGTGGAAGATTTGAAAATAGCCGGGTTTCATACAGATGATGTATACCAGGGAACAAACCTAACACCCGTATTACATGAGTTTGAGGGAAATTTAAAAGACGGGCTTTTTAATTTTGGGGACAATTCCATGTTGGCGGCACATTTCCTCAATGTGGCCGTGGATATTAACCTAAACGATAGCAGAATGAAGCCCGTAAAGATTGAAAAGCGTATGAGGATAGACGGGGCTATGAGTGTGTTTGATGCCCTCACAATGGTTTCCAAGTACCACAATGAGATAGGCAAGAAATTATTGAATACAAGCAAAGAAACCGCATAGATGCAAGGGAAAATGCGTTGCGGCAGCAGTATTAAAGTGGGTCAGAATTTCAACACGAAACATTATAGAATGTTGGTGTGGGAAATCTGGCCCTATTTTTGAAGAAAGGGGGAGAAGAAAACGGGAATTATCGCAAATGTATTAAATTCATTCCGGGCAAAGTACAGACCCCTATTATTGAGCCGTGGAGAGTATGAGCCAACGGGAACATTACGGGATAATGACATTGTGGGAGCAATTGCGGATGCAATCGGAAAGAATGTTGGCAAATTGAAACCCCAGGTAATCCGCAAGGATGAAAAAGGCATGGTAATTAAAAATGATTACCTTGCAAGGCTTTTATCTTTACGCCCATGCCCGGAAATGTCAACCTATGATTTTTTATACCGTATTGCCGTTGATTTGGTTTATACATCTAATTCCTTTTCCGTGATTTTTTGGAACAAGGATTTTACAAGGGTTGAGAGCATCCAACCAATTACAACAACATCATATAGGATTTTTGAGGATGATAAAAACAACATACTTTTCCGTTTCCGGTGGGACTATGACGGGAAAATGTACACCGTGCCATACCAAAATGTAATCCATGTTAAGGCGAGATACAATAAACGCCGTTTCCTGGGGACAACGCCGGATATGGAGTTAAAAAGAAGCCTGGACCTCATAGAAACATCCGGGGAAACCATAAAGAACATTGTAAACCGTTCAAATTCTTTAGCCGGATATTTGAAATATAACAATATCGCAGATGATGAAGAATTGAAAGAAATAGCCAGGAATTTTCAAGATGCCTATATGAACAAGGACAACGCCGGGGGAATTGCCGCAATTGATAACACGGTGGAGTTTAAAGAAATCTCACAGAGAACGCCGAGCATACCGACAAACCAAATTACATTCTTACGGGATAACATATATAGATATTACGGCGTGAACGACAAAATATTGACTTCCACGCTAAACGATACCGAGTTTATTTCATTTTACGAGAATGTAATTGAACCTATCAGCGTGCAGTTATCCTATGAGTTTACATTTAAACTTTTAACGCCCCGTGAAATTGGTTACGGAAACCGTATTGATTTTGTGGCAAACCTTTTGCAGTATGCAACATTGCAGACAAGGGAAACAATAGGCGGCGGAATGTTTGACCGTGGAGCGTTGACAATCAACGAATACAGAGAACTAATGTATTACGGTCCGGTAGAGGACGGAGACCAAAGGTTGGTATCTCTAAACTATGTCAAGGTTGGGGACCAATCATTGTACCAGGTAGGGCAGCAGAACGAGCCACCGGATGATACCGGAGCAAATGACAGAGAAAAACGGGCAATGCAAGCGGCCGCCCGTGCCTATATGCAGATTATGAAAGGGGGTTAATGGAAATGCCACAGATAAAACAATTTATTGCGTGCAAGAACGCCAAGACCGCAACCGTAAAGCCGTTTTGTGAGATTAAAAACATCACAGATACAACGGCGGACCTTTATTTTTACGGAGATATTGTTTCAGATTGGTGGGGAGCATGGCAAGACGAGGACCAATACCCGGATGCAATTAAAAATTTCCTTGCAGAAGCAAACGGCAGAGATTTAAACATTTACATCAATAGCGGCGGCGGCTCGGTGTTTGCCGGAATTGCTATTTACAATATGCTTAAACGCTACCAAGGAAAGAAACATTGTTTTGTGGATGCCCTGGCCGGTTCGATAGCATCACTTTTTCCGTTTGTGGATAGTGATAAACCGACAATTCCAAAGAACGCCTATTTGATGATACATAAGCCGTGGTGCGATTGCGAGGGCAACGCTAACGAATTGCGTAAAATGGCGGACACGTTGGAAGCCATAGAAGCCGGGATTTGGAGCATCTACGAGGAACATTTAGCAGAGGGCGTAACAATCGAGCAGATAAAAGAGTTAATGGAAGCGGAAACATGGTTGAGCGGAGAGGAAGCAGCAAAATACTTTAATGTGTCGGTGGGGGAAGAGAATACAGCCGTTGCAGCAGTCCAGGATTACACGAAATTATATTGTAAGAAAACGCCGGAAGCATTAGCCCGGGGGAATACGCCGGATGATACCAAAGACCAGGCAGCAGCCAAAGAAAAAGAAATCAGAAGTAAAATTGCAGCATTAACAATTCAGCACATGGAGTAAGAAAGAGAGGAAAAAAACATGAACAGAGAACAGTTAATGAAAATGAGCAAGAAAGAGTTGAAAGCACGCCTTGTAACATTAAACAAGGATGCACAGAACAAAAGCGGCGAAGAATTAACCGCAATCGTGGACGAAGCGAACACAATTGGGGAAATCCTGGACGAAATCAAAGCCCGTGAGGATTTAGCAAGAGCAGCAGCCGCAGCAGCAGAGGGAGAAGAACCGGAAGAGGGAAAAGAAACCGGAGAGGGCAGCGAGGTAAAGAACCAGGCAAGAGCAAAAAGTGGTAAGGCATTAAAGGACGGCAAAAAAGTTTCTTTTGCAGCAAAGGCACTTGTAGCACCTAAAGCAGCACTTACCACTACAGACGGAAGCGTTGTTTTGGCGGAGCATACAAGCCCGGACATTTCACCTACATTCAACAATGTTTCTTCTCTGATTGACAGAGTAAAGACCGTACCACTTCCGGGCGGCGAAACATACAAGAGGGCATATGTTGAGAGTTACGGAGATGGGGCCGGCAGCACCGAAGAGGGAGCAGACTACAATTTGTCTGAACCTAATTTTGGATATGCGGAAATTGTGCGTGAGAAAATAACGGCTTACGCAGAAGAGCCGGAAGAAATGGTTAAATTGCCGGATGCAGACTATGACGGAGTTGTAGAAGAGAGTGTAACAAGGGCAATCAAGCGTTACGCATCCCGTCAGATTTTAGTAGGACCGGGCGGCACGGGAAAATTCCGTGGTATTTTCTTCAATCCAACAGAAGAAAGCGAACAGATTATTGACCCGGCAACCGACATCACAACCATTACCGCTATTGATGATGCAACCCTGGATGAAATCATTTATTCCTATGGTGGGGATGAAGAGGTTGAAGATGTGGCGGTGCTGATTTTAAGCAAAAAGGACTTAAAGAAGTTTGCCAAATTAAGAGATAAACAGGGCAGAAAGGTTTACACAATCAAGAACCACGGAAACACGGGAACAATTGACGAAGTGCCTTATATCATCAATTCAGCTTGTGCGGAAATTGGCGGAACGGCAGATACCTATTGTATGGCATACGGTCCGCTTTCCAATTATGAAGTTGCCGTATTCTCTGATATTGATGCTAGAAAGTCCGAGCATTACAAGTTTAAGCAAGGACAGATTGCATACAGAGCAGATGTATATATGGGCGGAAATGTGGTTGCGAAAAACGGCTTTATCCGTGTAAAGAACCCGTCAGCGTAAGAGAAAGGCGGCTAAAGCATGACAAAGGAACAGTTGATTGCGAAAGCCAAATTGAGAATTAGAAAAACATCAAGTGATATGTTGGATGAAGATGTGGGGCAACTTGTAGAAGTTGCCCTTGCAGACTTAAAACGTATCGGTGTACATAGTTCCTATTTGGATGATGCAGACATAAAAGACCCCTTAATCATTGAAGCCGTTTTGTTATATTGTCACGCTTATTTTGGAAGCCCGGATAATCAGACACAGTTGCTTGCATCCTATGATGCAATGTGTACCAAGATAAAAGGCGGTGGGTATCATAGAGAAGTCAATAAAACTATTGATTAAAAAGAACCAAACAGAATACCAGGAAACGGAAGTAATAGCAACAATTAACCCGGTGGGGCGTGACGAGTTCAAAGCCGCCGGGCAATTAGGTTATAAAGCAACCTCACAATTGGAAGTTTGGGACTTTGAATATGACGGGCAAACGGAAGTTTCCATAGACGGAAAACGTTATGCGGTATACAGAACATACGGACCGAAGAACAACGGAAAAACAGAGTTGTATATTGCGGAAAGGGTGGGGAAAGGTTGAAAGTCTCACTTGATAACCTGGACGAAGAAATAAAAAAAGAATTGGAAAGTTTTAATGCAGAAGTGATAAACGCAGCAAATGAAAGTTTCCAGGAAACCGCAAAGGAAGCAGCGGCAATGTTAAAAAAAGGTGGACCATACCAAGAAAGAACCGGAACATATACAAAAGATTGGGCGGTGGACAAGAGAGGAAGCCGGACAAGCGTAGTTACCGGATTAAATGGTTATAGCGTTTACAACAAGAAACATTACCAATTAACACACCTATTGGAATACGGACACCAGAGCAGAAACGGCGGACGAGTAAAAGAATTTGAACATATTGCCCCGGTCAATGACCAAATGGGCGAAATGGCAGCCGGAAAGATTGAAAGCAAATTAAGGGGGTAAAGAATGGCAACGGCAGCAGTATTAACAGAGAGGGCGGAAAGCCTGGGGCTACCCATAACAAAAAACGCCTTTGAGGGGACTTTAGAAAACCCCGTGCCGCCATTACCTTACATGGTTTACCTTTTGCCACGGGAAGAAACCGCCGGGGCGGATAGCAGACCAAACAATCTAATGGCGGATGATTGGCAATTGGAACTTTATACCGTTGCAGATGATGAAGCGGCGGAAGAAATCAGAACACGGATTGAAAACGAGGTTTTACATGATGTGGACTATGTTAAATTTGTGGCTTATGTGGATAGTGAGGAATGTTTTCAAACGGCCTACGAAGTCACGGGATTATTGAGGAAAGCGAGGAAATAAGAATGGACAAAGAAAGTATTGTTTTAGGTAGTGGAGATTTGTATTGTACAGACTTCCAGGGAACAGACAAAGAAATCCCGGATGATGCAACGATTGAGACAGAAGAAAACCGCCTGGGGCATATTAAGGGCGGTGCGGAAATCGAGTATGCACCGGAGTTTTACGAAGCAAAAGACGATATGGGTAAGGTTTCTAAAGTAATTATCACAGAAGAGGAAGCCACCCTTAAAAGCGGAATTATGACATGGTGCGGAACAACGCTTGAAAAGTTATGTCAGACCGCAAGAGTGACAGAAGATAAAACAAAGGGAATTAGAACGGTCAAAATCGGCGGTATCGGCAACGCAACGGGTAAGAAATACCTTTTGCGATTTGTCCATAAAGACACCCAGGACGGAAACATCCGTGTAACGATTGTTGGTAACAACCAGGCCGGATTTACAATTGCATTTGCAAAGGATAGCGAAACCGTTATTGATGCAGAATTTAAAGCACAGCCTATGGATAAAGAGGGTACTTTAATCCTTTACACAGAGGATATCGAAGCAACAGAGGGCGTAGAGTAGCCAAAAACACAGGCCAACGATAAGAAACGGGCGGCCGGTTGAAAAATCGAGCCGCCTTATTACATGAAAGAGAGGAACACAACATGGCAGTAAAAGAATTTAACATGAACAAAATTAAGCGTACCTTTTGGCCGTTTACTCTAAAAGATAAAAAGGACGAAAACGGAAATGTAGTTGAAAAGGGCAAGAAAATCATTGTCCGTATGCCACAAAAGGGCGTTTTTGAAGCAATAAAGGATGTGGAAGCCAACGGAACGGGAGAGGATGCCGATACATCAACCATTTATAACCTTGTGGCAGTAGTATTAAATAACAATATGGGAAATGTGAAAGTTTCCGCCGAAGAGGTAGAAAGTTACGACATTGAAGAGTGTACGGCAATCCTTAATGCCTACATGGAGTTTGTGGATGAATTAAAAGCAAACCCAAACTAAAAATGCCCTATTATCCACGCCAGGATAAAAAGGGCGAAATCCCGTATACAATCCTTACACGCCCGGAAAAATTGGTTATGGACTATTGCCATATCAATATTTACGAAGTCCAGGAAATGGAAATAGATATTTACCTTTTCTTCTTACGGGAAGCAATGATTTTTGAAAATTCGCAGACAGAAGAGGGGCGGAAGTATTTAAAAGATTGCTTCCGCATGGAGCAGACGAAGCCGGACCGTGAGGGATTAAGAGAAAGATTTGGAAAGAAAGGGGGAAAAACAAGTGGCTAACAACATTAAGGGTATTACTATTGAGATTGGCGGAGATACAACCAAGTTGCAAAATGCATTAAAGGGTGTAAACGGGGACCTCAAAAGTACCAAGAATGAGTTAAAAGAGGTTGAAAAGGGCTTGAAATTAGACCCCAAGAATACAGAACTTTTAGCACAGAAACAACAGTTGCTTACAAAGGCAGTAGGCGAAACTAAAGATAAATTAGATGTATTAAAGACGGCAGAAGCCCAGGTGGAGCAGCAGTTCAAAAACGGCGAAGCATCCGAGGAACAGTACCGGGCAATCAAACGTGAAGTAATCGCAACGGAAGCAGAACTTAAAAGCCTGGAAGAGCAAGCGAAAGCGAGTAATTCAACACTTGCAAAGGTGGGGGACGCTTTCGGAACAGTAGGGGATAAGGCAACAAAAGCCGGGGAAAAGATGATGCCCGTAACGGCCGGAATAACCGCATTAGGGGCCGCCGGGGTTGCTGCATCTATGGAATTAGATAATGGCTACGATACCATTATTACAAAGACGGGAGCAACCAGGGAAGCCCTGGAAAACCTTACAACCGTAGCAGACAATGTATTTTCGGATATGCCGACTACAATGGATGATGTAGGCGTTGCGGTTGGAGAAGTAAATACAAGGTTTGGGGCAACCGGGACAGAGTTAGAAAATCTTTCAAAAGATTTTATAAAGTTTGCGAACATCAACGGAACGGATTTAAACACGGCTATTGATAGCGTGGACAGTATTATGACAAAATTCGGCGTTGATGCTTCACAGACAAAAAATGTGTTAGGGCTTATGACAAAAGCGGGCCAGGACACGGGTATTTCAATGGAAACATTGGAAAGCGCACTTACAACAAACGGTGCAAGCCTTAAAGAAATGGGGCTTGATTTAACATCATCCGTTAATTTGCTTGCACAAATGGAAGCAAGCGGCGTTGATGTTTCAACCGCACTTGCCGGAATGAAAAAAGCGGTTCAGAACGCAACGGCAGACGGCAAGAGTGCAGACGAAGCATTGACCGAAACAATAGATAGCATTAAAAACGCAAAGACAGAAACGGAAGCCTTAACCATTGCATCCGACCTTTTCGGAAAGAAAGGTGCGGCGGAAATGACCCAGGCAATCCGTGAGGGGCGTTTATCCGTAGACGATTTAAGCGGTGCTTTATCAGACTATGGGGATGTGGTAAGTGACACATTTGAAACCACATTAGACCCGTGGGATGATGCAGCCGTAGCAATGAACAATTTGAAACTTGCCGGGGCAGACCTGGGAAGTTCCATTTTAACCACATTGCAGCCAACAATTGATAAGGTTGTGAACAAGGTAAAAGAGTTTACAACATGGTTTAAAAACCTGGACGACAACACAAAGCAGATGATTGTAAAAATCGGAATGATTGTTGCGGCTATCGGCCCGGCTTTAATCATATTTGGGAAAATGTCAACGGGAATATCCGGGGTAATAAAAACCGTAACGGGATTAACAAGCAAAATAGGCGGAATGAGTGGTGTTTTATCAGCACTCACGGGACCGGTTGGAATAGTGATTGCTATTATAGCGGCACTTGCCGCCGGGTTCATTGCTT